CAAGAATCTTTGAGCTAAAGCAGCAGGGTTACCCAGTGCATTCTAAAAGAATCGACGTGAAGAATCGCTTTGGTGAAGAGTGTGGTGTTTGTGAATACTATTTGGGGGATACAATATGCTCTTAAAAACTGGAGAAGAATATCTAGTATCTGATGACCTGCACCAAGACTTGATTGATGCCTATGGCGAAGACATGGTGCGGAACGAGTGTTTGGCTATGAAGATGTGGCTACTTACTAACCCTGCTAAACGCAAAACCAAAGTCGGTATGCCCAAGTTTATTAATAGCTGGTTATCTAGAGCCAAGAAGACTGGCGGTGTGTCCCCCTTTGTTCCACAGCAGCAAGCAGCAGGCAACCAAGACTCCCGCAGTTCACAAGCTAAGGTGGGCGATTCAATCAGGGGCAGAACCTTAGAGTGTTCACTGACAGACATTACATGGGTAGAGCCACACGAGAAAGAGGCACAGAAACAATATTACCTCGCTAAGCGCGGCTTCTATTATGACGGCGGCAATGAGGTGAAATATGCTTAGAGTACAACATCCAAACTCAAGAAAGATTGCAATTAAATATTCCTACGCTGGAAGGAATACAAAGCTAAAGTCTGGGGAGAAATACAGCTTACCCCATCTGGCTGAGGTCGCAGGCATTAACGCCAAGACGCTACACAGCAGGCTCAGGGCAAAGCAGTGCAAGGTTATTACTGACTACGATTTAAGAGTGGCTAAGGCAGCCTATAACAACGATGCTGACAAGCCTTTCGAATCACGCCTTGAATCGCAGGAAGCTATAACTAGCCAAAAGTGGTTATCAAGGGCATTAGTGTGAGCGATGCTGACAGCGTGAAAGTATACCGAGCCGAGGAGATAGACGTTCGGCTCAGGTATATTGCTGACCGTTTAAAAGAATGGGACTACAAAAAGCCCTGCGCTATTACCCTAAAGCCATACAGCAACCCCCGCACATTGTCACAGAGCGCCATGTTCCATGCTTGGTGCAGATACCTAAGTACGGCAGTTAATAAGCGTGATGCCTCCTACACTGAAGAAAATGTTAAGCTATTACTGAAGCAGCTATTCCTTGGAACTGAAGAAATCAAGGTTGGAAAGACAATCATCAAAGACCAGTTGAGGCAGACCAGCAAGTTGGACTCTGGTGAGATGCATCACTTTCTCAATCAGGTTTACGAGTGGGCTTTTGATTTAGGCTTCAGCTTGCCTATTGACCAGCAAAGCGAGTATAGAAAACTAAAACAACAACAGGTGAAATAATGGACAGAATAGACCCCCGCACGTTATTGGAGTTTGCAAGAAGCGAATCACAGACCAGAGTTTTAGAGGCGGTTATCCAGCATGGCTCAAACACTAAAGCAGCCGATGCGCTGGGAATGAACAGGCGCGGTATTGATAAGACTATGAAGCGCATTGAGGGTTATGCCGCAGCTAAGGGAGTCGCACCACACCGCAGCTTAGTACACCAGACCGCAGAAGGCTTTGATGCCAAGCGAGTATCCACAGCATATAAAGAAGATGGCTCAGTTGCCTTGCAGTGGGTGATTCAGGAGCCGCAAAAGCAAAGCATGAAGCAGCGCCTAGACCTGATGATTGAAGGCGTTAAAGAAGACCTTGATGGGTTTAAAGCCCCAGCGCCTGCACCAGTAGAAGTCTCTGATGATTACCTTGCTATGTATATGATTGGCGACCACCACTTTGGGATGCTGGCTGACAGCGAATCTAAAGTTGATGATGACGACTGGGACATAAAAATTGCCACTGAGATTCTGATTGATGCCACCGACCGACTAGCCAACCGCGTGGGTAATGCCAAGACAGGTGTATTGCTTAACGTGGGTGATTTCTTTCACGCTGACAGCAGCTTTAACACCACCACTAAGGGAACGCCAGTAGATGTAGACACGCGCATTGGCAAGACCTTTAAGCTGGCAGGCAGGCTATTTAACATCCTGATAGACAAGATGCTACAGACACATGAGAAAGTTGTTGTGGTTAATGTACGCGGAAATCACGATTACGACATGGCCTGTCACCTGTCAAGCTGCTTGGAGCTACTCTACAGCAAAGAGCCGAGGGTTGAGATTGTGCAGAACTACAGCAAGTTTATATCCTACCAGTGGCACAACAATTTATTTGTGTTCCACCATGGCGACCGCATCAAGCACGAGCAGATTCTACAGACGGTGATTAAGAACCTAGACGACGAATGGGCAGAGTCAAAGAACCGATACTGCCATCTGGGACACATCCACCACCATGTAGCAAGAGAGGTGGGTTCTATGCACTTTGAACACTGGGGTAGCCTAACGGCCACCGACCAATGGCATAGCGATTCAGGCTATGGTGCAGAGCGTTCTATGACCGCAGTGGTTTATCATAAAGACAGCGGTGAAGATTCCCGCGTTAAAATTAAGGTGGAGGGATGAGCAATGTTACGAAGTTTCCTACTCGCACCATTACTCTTGCTCGCTTATATTGTGAGGACTGCGCTCTTCCTCTCACTTATTGGCTTGGGACTGATGGGGACGCTTATGGTCTATGCACACGGTGTGACCTGCAACATCCTGAAGAAATTGAAATAAACGTTGAGGAAACACTGCAATGAGCGCACTAAGTAAACAGACTGGCGGCAGTCATTACCGGCTTGCCATTCAGCCCATAGAGTACATCTATAAGAACAGCTTGGACTACTGCGAGGGTAACGTGGTTAAATACATTACTAGACATGGCAGTAAAAACGGAGCTGAAGACATAAGGAAAGCCATCCACTATTGTGAGCTGTTACTGGAACTGGAATATGGCGAAGAAAGCTAGGAAGAAATCAACGGTCGCGCAGGAGATGGAGAAAGCAGCAAAGCTCTTGCAGCGGCTGGTAAGGTTAAAGGCAGCAGATGACAACGGCTACGCCCAGTGCGTTACCTGCGACAAGGTAGACCACTATAAGAACCTCCAAGGCGGTCACTTTATACCGCGCCACAGAACCATATTCAAGCTAGCAGAATTTAACATAAAACCGCAATGCCCCCATTGCAACTGCTGGGGTATGAAACAGGCGCACTACGTCCTGCGTTACAGACAGTACATGGTTGACACCTACGGCGAAAGGCGCGTGAAAGCGATGGAAAGGATGGCATGGAGGCCAGCTAAGAGGTACGAACGAGAAGAAGTTATAGCCTTTGCCCGCGACCTTAAAGAACAGATTAAAGTAGAAGAATGGCGCATTGGTGAAATAAAGTGTTGACACTTTCGTAAACGTCAGGCACTATGCACACACATTCAAAAAACAACAGGGTTACAAACATGAACAATTCACTGCTTACTTTTGCTACAAAACGCGCTAATTCTATGATAGAAAAAGATGGCTCAGTAAACTACCAAGGCTTAAAACTTCTAGTCGGTATGTACGCAGACAGCCCAGCCGAATTGAACGAAGTGATGTTTAAAATTGGAAGCACCTACAACTGTACTGTTGCCGAGCTAGCATAATTTAACTGCCCCTTCGGGGGCATCCCTTGGAGGGGAATCAAATGAAACAAGAAATTAAATGGTTAATAGATGACTTTGTACGCGCAGACGCTAAATGGGAAGGTGACATCATCGACCTATGTGATGGCAAGAAAGACGTGCTTTCCTATGAATGGTTACGAGCTTACCCAAGCTGGTTAGATGACTACTTACCTGTTGCGATAACTGGCACAGTTTCACAAATGGAATATTTAGACGTGCTTTACCGACAAGGCAATGACAAAGCTAGCCTGATGCTTAAAGATGCTCTCTATCTATCACTAGAAACAGATTTGCGAAATGCGGTGCTAGAGTATTATTCTGAGGAACATATGGAAGCAGAACCCTTTGCGGGATATGAGGCAGGCCAATGATTAACTATGATTACCAGTATGCAAGGGAGCGCAAGGCAAAACAAAGCCGCGCTCAGAGCCGTCAATTCATGGCGTGTGGGGCAGCATTGTTTGTGCTGTACTGCATCGCTTCAACTATGAGCTACAACGATTGTCTACAGGGGATATGCTAATGGAGTATTTAATCATGGCGGGATTAACTGCCGTAATAATTGGCCTGCTATATGCAGTAGTTAAGCAGAAGCAGCAAGAAACCGTTGAATGGAAAAAGCGCAAAGCGCGCAGAACTCAGTTTAAGGAACTCAAATAATGACAAAACTAGAATTTGTAGATAGTGAGACTAATATCACTGTCACTATTAACAAAGACCGTGTAAGTCTTGAAGAGGCTTTAAGCACCTTCGCTGACTTTCTAACAGACGCTGGCTATGAGCTAGGGGAAGGCAAGACCATCGGCCTTATTGCCGTAGAATGAGTGTTGGAAAGCCTGCTTTTGCGTTTACGCAGTACCCCTATGAGTCGCGCAGTATTACACCTGATGCACAGCTTGAGGTTACGCTGTTTAATAGAGACTTAACCAGAGATGAACTGCTCAGTGAGTTTCAGCGGTTCATGGTTGGGTGCGGCTATCACTTTGATGTTAATGAATATATAACGGTGGTTAGCGATGATTAACTCTAGAACTAAATTCATTGAATTGCCGCAGAAAGTTTGGCTCGTTTATGACACCCATAAAAAAGATAAGTTTGCACATATAGAGAAAGCCTTTCTCTCAGAGCAAGCGGCTCTAGATTATGTTTACAGATTTACTAACGAAGTCTATGCCGGCGACTATATTGAAGAGTGCGCGGTGACACATGATTAAAGGAATTGATGACTGGATAACTTTGGGCGCTGCTGTTGTAGCGGTAATAGCAATTATTGTGGACTATATGTTATGAATGAAGATATTAAAGAAGCCATTAAAGAGGTCAATGCCAGCGTGGACAGACTACTAAAAGGTCAGCGAGTGCAGAGGATAAAAGACTGGCTTAAAGTTCAGGCGAGTAAGCCTGTCAGCAATGGGGTTGCCATTCTTGTGGCTATGCTTATAATCATTATCGACTAGGGTTCCCCCTCCTACCCCTTGAAGCAGGTCTACCGCACCTGTAGTCACAACGCGGTGCCATACCTTTATTGATATATCCACCATACATAACCATCATTTCTAATCATATCTGATAGCCTTTACAATGCCCGCGAATCCACCAACCAGAGACTCGCGTGATGCTATACATGATAGGCTTTATCCTCTCAGCCCTTATTCTAGTGGCTATCCAAGACCTTAGATTGCACAAAAAGTAACCAGCGTTTACAATAACGGCACAACCAAACTGTTAGCCTGCGGAGGTTAATATGCACCAGTTGAACATTGTAAGCCGTATTATTGAATGCGAAGAAAATGGGTGGCATGATTTGCTGTCAAAGGTCGATGGCATAACCCAGAGCCTTATCGACAACCCTTCAGCAGTCAAGCCTGTAATAGTCGCCCTGCGCTACTGGTGTGATGCTGTAGATTGCAAGGTTAATGGTTTACCGCCTGATGAGCATGATGTTATGCTTCAAAACCCCCTTATGAATATACGCGCTGCCTTTGGCACAGAGGTCTAACCCCCTAGATGAAAAACGGAAACCAAGGCGAGGGCGGTGGCAGACCCCCTGTAGTCTTTACCCCTGACCAAGTGATTGAGATTCAGGCGTTGGCTGCTGTCTTAACTAAAGGTCAGATTGCCGACTACTTTGATATAAGTGAGAAGACGCTCAGAGAAGTAGAGAAGCGACAGCCTGAAGTTTCTACCGCTTATAAAAAGGGCAGATGCAAACAGATTGCAAACATGGGCAGCAACCTTGTCCAGTTGGCTCAGGATGGCAATGTAACGGCAAACATCTTTTACCTGAAGACTCAGGGTGGCTGGAGAGAAGTTGAAGCAGAAACGCAAGAGATTCCCCCAATCAACATAGTGGTGCAAAGCAAAGATGAAAACCAAGATTCACGTTAATCAGCACAACATAAGAGCGAACATAAAAGGTGCAGACCTGCCTGTAATTACAGTCAAAGACTACAAGCAAAACAGGAAGGTGAACGAAGCCAGCATTGTTAAAGATGGCGAAGTTGTTGCGCGTGTTGTTTATTCGCCTGACAAGCCTTTATCTTGTGGCGCAAAGGTATGGGTAGAAAC